ATGAAGTTAACGGCACGCCAGATAAGTACAGCTAAGCCTCAGGACAAGCCCTACAAACTGGCGGATGGCGGTGGGCTGTACCTGCTAGTTAACCCAAATGGGTCCAGATACTGGCGACTGAAGTACCGCCTCGCTGGAAAGGAAAAGCTACTGTCTATTGGTGTTTTCCCTGATGTAACCCTAGCTGAGGCAAGAGATAAGCGAAATGAAGCCAAGCGATTACTCGCTAATGGGGAAGATCCTTCTGAGGTTAAACAGGCGGAGAAGCAAGCCAGAATACTCGCTGTGAATAACAGTTTTGAGTCTCTTGCACTTGAATGGCATGAGCATAAGAAACCGAATTGGTCTTCCGGTTATGCTGATGACATCCTCGAATATCTGCGAAAAGATATTTTCCCTTATATCGGTAGAAAAGCTATTACCGATATCAAACCAATGGACATGCTTTCTGTTCTGAAGAAGATGGAGGAACGCGGTGTCCTGGATAAGCTCAAGAAAACGAGACAGGCTTGCCGTCAGATATTCACTTATGCTGTCATCACCGGAAGGGCCGAGTACAATCCAGTGACGGATTTGGCTGGGGCTCTCAAATCCCCCAAACAGCAACATTTCCCTCATCTCTCACCAGCTCAACTTGGTCCCTTCAGACAAGCGGTCGACGCATACAGCGGCAGTAAAATTACCCGCATCGCGACATTACTTCTCATGTACCTGAGTGTTCGAACTATCGAACTTCGTGCCGCAGAGTGGTCCGAGTTTGATCTCAGCAAAGATCTCTGGCTAATCCCAAAAGAGCGCATGAAGATGCGCCGGCCACACCTCGTTCCTATTCCGAGACAAGCCAAGGAGCTGTTGCTCGAACTCAAAGAGATTACCGGTAGAGGAAAGTATGTTTTCCCGGGGCGTAATGACGCAGGGAAGCCGATGAGCGAAGCTAGCATTAACCAGGTGATTAAACGTATTGGCTATGCCGGTCAAACCACCGGTCACGGTTTCAGGCATACCATGAGCACTGTGTTACATGAACAGGGATTCAATTCTGCCTGGATAGAGGCACAGCTGGCGCATTCTGACAGAAACACAATACGTGGTACCTATAATCATGCTCAGTACATTGATGGGCGACGTGAGATGCTTCAATGGTATGCGGACTATCTTGACGAACTTGCCGTAGTGGTTCAAAAAAAGAATGCGTGAATATTTTGCTGTATGAATATACAGCTCGATCTAGACATATATACTTCAGTAGACGATAATCCCATGAAAGAAAATGGTTATGTTTAGGTTGGAACCGAAGACCCATGCACCTCTGTGGGCTGGCATAGCCGCAAATTTAAGAGACGCGAGGTGGCGTTATGGTGAAGAAAGTTTACCCAAAAGAAATTAAAAGTTGGTTTTCTTTAAAAAATTACGAGACTTTCCAGTCACTGACTATTGAACAAATTCTGCGTGAATTAGAGTTTAGGCTGATGTTTGCCATTGATTACACATCTGATGATGAAGAATCAAACGAAGGCTGGCTTCATACTAAAAGTCGCTTACTTGAAGAAATAATGAAGGGAGTTACTCTATCCTCAGATCTTTCTGATCTTGTATTCCCAGAGTTATCAGATAATACCTCTGTCAGAGGTAACAAAAACTCTGATCCCATCGAATACAGAATTAATGGTATTCCTGTTATCTCCAATCAACATGCCTTAAGGCCTTACCAAGAAGAGTTAAGTGGTGACGAATCTATAACTCCTTTCAGCATGGGTGATTTAGCAAGCTACTACCGTTTTTATCTTCGTCATAAACACATAGTTCATGGCCATCGAATTTCAGAAATCAACGATGGTAGAATATTTTCATGTGTCAGTGCTGTAGAAGATGGAAGTTCAGAATTCGAAGATGAAGTAGTTATCAAGGTTAATCTTGCATCTTACACTGATGATGAGTTGATAGCCGAGTTTAAGGAACTTCTTAAAGAATGGCGATTCGAGTTGGGCATTGATGAACCGCAAGCCAGTAAATCTAGAGTAGGGATCTCAACTATCAAAAAAATTATTACATATAAAGTATTCCCTTTTCTGGATCTTATACTTTGGGAGGTAATCAATGGTAGAAAAATTAGTCATGATTTAGCTTCACGTTTGTTGTTCCCAGATGATGAGGACGAGGTTATTGGTGGACAGCAGGTTAAGGATACAATCCGCCCGTTTGTTGAAAAAATAATCAACGAGGACACTTTTCCTCTAGTAAAACATTATGTTAAGAAAAACAGTTACCTCAAAACTATGAGAATTTCAGATGTTATGAAACTCTCCGAAGACTGAACTAACAAATTTCTCTAAATGTTATGACGTCTGTTTTTACTGGATAAAGTATTTGTTTTTTTTTATGCCTTTGTGAAGATGTTAGGGTGAGATATTTGCTCCTGTAGACCCATATCAACTACAGGAGCAGTTAAAATGTCTCAAACACTTATCCGCCTCCCAGAAGTCCAACGTAGAACAGCGCTAGGGAAGGCTTGGATCTACCGTCTTATGAGCCAGGGTAAATTTCCGTCCTCCGTCAAAATTGGCTCCCGTGCCATTGCCTTCGTTGAAAGTGAAGTTGATGACTGGATTAACCAGCGCATCGAAGACTCACGTAAGGAGGTTGCCTGACTCCGCATACTTTTACGAATAACTTGCGTGAAATTGCGATCACCCTTTGGCAGGATCGTTATGTCGCGACAGCTACCAACTAATTAACGACAGGTAAATCATCATGACTGAATTTTATGCCCCTACCGGGGATGGACTCGCTCAACCTAAAATCGGCCAGCACGGCATTTCTACGCCAACCATGAGTAGTTTGGAAATGGTCGATTACATCAATGCCGAGCGTAAAGCGAAAGCTGAAGCAGAAGGTTTAACTTTCCCATGCAAGCGCTATACGAAGATTCAACACAAACACATCCTTGCCAAGTCGCCGAAGGTTTTGGGTGAGGGTCACTCAGCCAAATTTTTGGCTCAGTATAGTGATAGCACAGGGCGTGAGCTTCCCTGCTACCAGTACCCTAAGCGCGAAGCTTGCTTGATGGCAATGAGTTATAGCTATGAGCTGCAGGCCAAGGTTTACGACTACATGGAAGAGTTAGATCGCCAGGCTCATGGCTACCTCAATTACTCCGTGCAAGAACTGCAGGCGATTGTGGCTGGAGCTCGTAAGGTATCTGATGAAGACTCAAGTGATGCTGGCCGCCGTTTGCGTAAACGTCAGGACGATCTGGTACTGCTTGAAAAAGCGGAATCGCTGGTTGAAAGCCTCAGTCAGTTGAAGTTCGATTTCATCGGTAGCGAACGTGATAAGGAGATTCATTAATGTGTGATGAGCAAAAACTTAATCCGGTTAATGAGCTTGAGAGAATCAGGGCACTTGCAGTTGCTGCCGGCTATTTATCCACTACCGGGAAAGAGGCAACGCTGTTGTATGAACTTGTAGATTTAGTGGGGGAAATCGCCCGCAAAGCACTCGAGCATGAAGGCGTATTATAGGTTTCGTTACTATGGGTGGCTTACGCCACCCCATATTTTCATCCTTCCACCTTCACGTCTGCCAATGTTTCAACATTATCCCATCCACCACAGGCGTTAACCATTTCTCCCAGCCTTGAGAAACAGGCATTCATCCAGCGCAGCCCGCGAGTCGTTAGTGATGGCACCGTTCCCCAGTCAATGAAGTCAGAGTTTTTTCTATCCATATAGCCAATAAGATTGAGCATGTTGATGTAATGCGCGCGGCGGCGATATAAATTCCACCCCTTATCTTCAAGATATGAGTCGATGAATCCCTGAAGCGATGGTTGGTTTAGCGAAATATCACCATGTACATGACGATACACAGGTCGACGATGTACGCTGACCAAATGGAACAGATAGGCATCAGACAGCCATGTAAGAGCTTGCTGGTGGGCCTGCTGAATTGAGCTGACATGATCGCAGATGTCCCTTTTCATCTCACATACCCTCGGGTGTATAAATCGCTTTATCGTGACTGTATTCGCCGTTCCATGTCTTTTTCATCGGCAGTTCACCTTTCATATACAGCTGGTACAGGCGATGACATCCTTTCTCCAGAAGCACAGGTGTAAACTTTGTGAAAGCATCCTTACCGTGCGGGGTTATCTGCGTCTGGTCTTCTGTGAGATATTTGTCGCGGGCATATGAGGCGACACGCCAGCGAGGATCTTTCTCAGGATCACGTTGCTCGTTGAACACCCAGTCACGCTCGAATACCCACCACATCATTTTGTTGATATTGACGCCATTAAGAGCCTTACAGAATGCCGGGATCGTCATGCCTTTGGTGAAGTGTTTCTCCAGACTCTCAACGGTGGCACTGAGCGTTTTATTTTCCAGCGCAGTGGCTTCGGCTCGTTCTTCGGCCTCGATAACCATTAGCGCCAGTTCTTTACGGGAAATAGCTGTTGGTGCTGGCAAGGCGGCAGCTTCGCGATGGCTGAAATAGAACTCCGTCAAATCGTTGTAGTAGTCCCAAGACTGATCGGTTTCCAGCATCTTTGCGTGGTTGGCAGCACCGCGTTCAGTCCAGAGTGTCAGGCTGCGAGCTTTGTTTGAAATTTGCACACATCTAAAAGAGTTGCGCAAAATTTCGACTTCTTTTCCTGTGAGTTTGAAGTAATGCTTACCTTCAACGAAACGTGATTTATTGCGGTTGAAGTTGTTAGTGATCATCTGTTCAGTTGCACCATAACCCGCCGCCATCTGCTCTGTGGTTACCACGCGCTGACCGCGATACTCGACGATCTGCAAGTCACAAGCCGCTACTGGTGCTAATTCAGTTTTCATTGCCATTTTCGTTTCTCCTTAATGCAAAATAGGTTTTACTGGCGGCTTTTCACCGGCTTTTCACCGGCTTTTCACCGGCTTTTCACCGGCTCGTAACCGGCGCGCGACATCAAAAAAATCCCATCCAGGAATTCGTTGAACCATGACGCTTCACCTGCTTGAACGCGCTGGTCATTTGCCCAGTAGAACTGGAACACGGCCATATAGCGCTCTGTTGGCTTGTGCAGGAGAAGGTCTTCTTCCACGTACTTGATTAGTACGTTCTCAATCAGCGCTCTTGTAAGGCCTAAGACTCTCTCTTCACTTTTGAACACATACTCACCTTCACGAATCCCCCAGCGCTTTTCGCATTCAATCAGGTAGAGGAGGGCGACAGTTCCGCGCATGGAATCACAGATGATTTCAGCCCACTCGTGCTGTTCGGAAGCTGTAAGCTCGTGGTCTCCACTGCGATTTTCATCCATCATCCATCCAGGGAAATTCATACCAGTCCTTTCGTGGATATCTTTCAGCCTGGCGACAAGTTGCTTGATGTTTTTGTTATTTTCTGCCATCAGTTAATTCCTCCGCTTGCGTGTTTCTTTTTCACGTAATCAACCACCTCGCTCAGAAGTTCGTCGATAATTAATTTCCCTGAATCCGTCAGATATTCGGTGTGTTTATTAATTCCTATGGCATTTTGATATGCGGTTTTGATAGTTGCGTCACCCTCATATCTGCTAAGCCCACCGCGTGTTATTCCTTCAAAGCGTAATAACAGCTGATTCATGAAGTTCTCATTTACTTCTAAGGTTTCAATTTTGTTTTCGGGCAGTTTTATAATCAGTAGGTTTCCACCAGTCTTGCGCTGGAGTCGAGCTAATGCCGCGTTAGCAATTCGGCGTCGATAGGTATCGATAATATTCATAGTTAGTACCCATAAGCTTTCTTGAGATAAATACGAGCTATTACCTCGTAACCGCAGGCTGCATAAAGGCATGCTGTTCTGTATGCCGTCTTATCCTTGATGAAAGTCATACGAAGCGCCTCACAGCCAAAGACGCGACTACCCGACCGTGAATTTTGATTTCTTTCAGTTCATCGGTGTTGAGGGTGAAGGTTTCGTAATGTTGATTATCAGAAATAATATTCAACGCACCTCCAGCCAATGGCTCTATTCTCTTAATGAACAGGCATGGGCGACCGAAAACATCCATCGTATAAACATAAATGCCAGGAGTGAGCGCACGGCCACCGCAATCAACGAAAGCCACAACCTCACATGGTTCGATGGTCGGCTGCATTGAGTCTCCCTCCATCCTGCAGCTCTGTACGCGGTTACCAAAGTCATTAATATTGTCAGAGCCAAACAGCATTTTAGGCGTTTTTATTGGTTGATTAATTGCATGAGAAGTTTGCATTTTCATTTCCTCAGGGTGAGTTTATCCCCACCCGAAAAGGTGTTTTTTATACTAAGTGTGGTTAATTAATATGTTGCTTGTTTGGCTTCGAACATCTTTTTAATGTCAGGATAAGCATCAATGATTTTTTTAGCGTCATCACATGCTTCATCGTATGACTTAAAGAAATCAACCAGGATGAAATAATTATCGATACGCTCGTAAATAGCGAACTCCACTCCATCAATGAAAGTGGTGTTAAATTGGTAATTAAAACCATCTTGGTGAGGCTGTGAGGCGTAAAGATATGACCAATGGCTCTTTGATGATCTGAGCTTGGCGTGAATATCAAATTCCTGGCTATTTGGTTTGGGTTGGAAGTTTGTGTTCATCTGATTGGCTCCGTTGTTTGCCGATGAGATGATATTACAAAACGTAATTGTCTGTGTCTATACAAAATGAAATAAAAGTTGTATATTTAGTGAAAGCATATGATTTCAAAGTGTATTTATTCAGATTGCAAATCGTAGAGACAAAAAACCCGGCTCGGTGGCCGGGTTGGGGATTTCAGTGCGGTTTTGGTAATGTTGGTTTTTGAAGGGCTTCGATTATTCTTTCCGCTTGAGGACTTGGAAGGGCTTTTTGTTGAACCTTCGTTGCAAGATATGATTTCAGGTGAACGTTGACGTATACGGTGTACAACCAATCTCTGAATATACCTAGAGCTGAGTTTGGATAAATGTATGCTTCCTTTTGTGTGCCTTTGCTCTGTGGAAAATCATCAGGATAATTGTGAGGGTGCAACGTTCTTTCGCCGTGTGTATCGGCTAATTTGTTATCTTTCCAATATTTTGCCCATCTCTGCCCAACGCTTATATCAGGGATAGAGTGAGGATCTAACTTAAACTCGCTGTTGATGAGCCTTACAGTAAGATCTGCCATCTCTCGGAAAATGGAAAAATAACCAATCGGAATGCTATCGTTTGCAATGATACGCTGCTGAAAGATATTCCATGACTGGCTGATAACCTCAGTGTTCTGTTGTTGATAGCCGGAGCGCTCATAGATCATCCTTTTGAGAGTATACTCGGCCAGCCGCACGAAATTTTCTACTGCTGTGCTGTTATCGAAGTTGTTGGCATCAAAAGCATAATATCTAAGAATTGCCATGCAGACGTAATCTGGATAAGCATGGGTTTCCACACCGGCGGAGTTGACGACACGAGTATAAAGTCGGTCAATATCATGGTATCCGCGAGATGCCAGATAGGTTGAAACCTTTTGACCTCGAGGCTTACTCTTTTCCGTTTCCCAGTTTGATGTGAAAACCCTCAGAGGGGTATCGTCTATACCGCATAGCTTTGCAAGCCCGTAGAGGGTGAGGTAAGGCGTTCCATCATTAAGAACGCCCATTGGCATGTCATCAGAAACAACCTCCACTACCGGAAATAACTGTATCTGCTGTAGGGATCTGTTATCTTTAAATTCAGCCATATGTTATTGATATCCTTACTTAAGTGGAGGGGATCGGGAAAAAGTCACCCAAACGTCTCAGCAGGCCACTGGCTGGCTACTACCTTCCCAACAACTCGACAGTTCTCATCGCATGGCATCATAGGGAACTGGGGGTTTAGAGGTTGTAGGAACACCTGACCGCTATCTTTAATCAGCTTCTTAAATGTGAATTCATCCCCCCCAAGGCGGGCGATACAGTAGTCGCCAGGGACAACAGGTTCTTCCGGGTCAACGAGGATTAGTATGCCTTCTGGAAAACTCGGGCGCGAACCAGTTGGTGCTGTCATAGAATGACCGTCAACCTCAAGCCAAAATGCATTATCACTGGCTTTTATAGTTGTACTCACCCAATTATCTGCATCCCGCTTCGTAAAAGGTCTGAACTCCGGTGAAAACATACCAGCCTGAATTTTAGAGAAAACAGGGTATTCGAAATGGGGTTTGGGTGGCTCGTAAAACTGACCAGACCCGATGGTGAAGGTGCCGTCTAAGTTGAGGGTTGCTCCAACTATGCCAAGAATTCGAAAAATCGAGCCTATTTCAGCAAGTGAAGCCGATCTCCTGCCGTTAAGCCAGTGGCTCAAAGCACCTTGGGTAATACCTAACTCTTCTGACAGCTGGGCTTGCGTAATCCCTACTTCAGACATTCTGGCTTTTGCCAGTTCGTACCATTCTGTTTTCATAAGCTCATATTATTACATTATGTGATAAAACATCAATGCACATAATGTAATATTTTCTTGATAACATCAAATACAATATGTAATATCTCCTGAGGGTACAGGAGACAAAAATGAGCAATTTAAAAAAACTACGCATCGCAAGTGGCTTAACGCAATGTGAGTTGGCAAATAGCATAGGCCGTACACAGAGTTCTATTTGCCACTATGAATCAGGCAGGAGGATTCCTGACATTGATACATGCCATCTCATTGCTTCCGCATTGAGTAAATCAGATCGGAAGGTATTTATCGAAGAAATTTTCCCTCACCCATCCGCAAAGGTATGACATGCCGACACAAGCTGGAGGAATCATGAATCAATCAGATTTCGCGCGTAAATATTCATTAGAGAACCCACTTCAACGGTTAATCATGCTTCGCGTACTGATGGGCGGCTCGATGGATGGTGAGGGGGAGCGTGTAATCGAACATCATGTTTTGGCTGAATTCTGTTGCTGCTCAAAACAGGCGGTTTTTAAGGAGATTAAGGCTCTTGAGCGTGCTGGTTTCCTGAAAGTGAGAAAAATTGGTGCCCTTGATATCGGTCTTAAAGTTCGGCTTGAACCAGCTCGCGGTTACACCATCACGCCAGCTCAGGAGTTTGTATGAGTAGCAAAATTCTCGGTAACGTTTGGGACGCTTGCGCCGCTCATGACATTAAGGGGGCGAAGCTGGTGGTTATGGCTCGCTTGGCAGACTACTCGAACGATGATGGTGTCTGCTACCCGAGCGTTGAGACCATTTGCCGCCAACTGGGTTTGGGGGAAAGCACGGTCAGGACCGCGATTGGCGAACTCGAGTCTGCCGGTTGGCTGCGTCGTGAATCCCGCCGCAAAGGTAATCGCAACACGTCCAATCTTTATCATCTTAATGCCGAACGTCTGGAGGCCCTGGCACGCATTGAGAAGGACAAGGTAGCTACGCTGAAACAGCAACGCAGGGCTAACGGTTTTCACCCGTCAGAATCTGACCATTCAAAATCTGAACCGTCAGATTCTGGATGTTCAAACGGTTTTCACCCGTCAGATTCTGACAAAAATGGCGTTTTCACCCGTCAGAATCTGACCCCAGATCCACAAGTAAATTCAAAACATGATCCACAAGTAAATTCAAAACAAGAATCACAAGATATTGGCGTGTGTAGCAAAGCCTATTCTGAAAATCGCTCTTCCAAAGAGAACTATTCCAACGAGTTCGAGCAGGCGTGGCAGGCATATCCCAAGCGCGCTGGTGGCAACCCTAAAGCCTCAGCCTGGAAGCACTGGAAAGCCCGCCTGAAAGAGGGGGTTAAACCTGAAGACATGCTTTCAGGTGTTAACCGTTATGCCGGTTATGTCCGCGCAACCGGAAGTGCTGGGACGCAGTACGTGAAGCAGGCGGCAACGTTCTTTGGGCCTGATCGGCATTTCGAAGAGTCATGGCAGGTACCATCTGGTCCTGCAAACGTAAGGACTGGTGGTCTGCCGGTATCCGGGTTTAGTGAGCAAGATTACGGTCAGTCAGATTGCAACTGGTAAGCGGGAGAAATCACAATGCTGAATATTAAACAACGCGAAGAAAGGGAAACTCTGGTGGCAAAGCGCGAAGGGCTTCGTGAAGAACTGGCGTTTGCTGTGGAACATAAAAAACCGTGGCAGTGGGGAAGCTGGGAGTCGGGCGAAGTCCACGCTGCGGCTTGTGAAAAACATGGTGGTTATCAGCGAATTTCCCTTACTGGAAAAGCCTATCGTGGCGTTGAAAATGTTAAGCACTCCCAGTGCCCGGAGTGTGTGAAAGCGGAGCTTGCTGGCATTGAATCATGTCTGCGTACATTACGGGTAGCCGACCTGATGGACAATTCCGGCATCGCAAGACGATTTGAAGCATGTGAATTCGATAACTACCAGGCTATCAACCCGGATGCTGCCAAGAATCTCGCAGCCTGTCAGCGTTATGCCAGCAGCTGGCCTGAGCGACTGAATGCCGGTACCGGGCTTGTTATGACCGGCAATTGCGGCACCGGCAAAAACCACCTGGCAGTGGCTATGGCAAAGCGCATCATCCGCGATCACCTTGCGAATGTGGAAATCACCGATGTTATGCGCCTCACCCGAGCGGTAAAAAGCACATGGCGCCACAATGCCGAAATGACCGAGGAAGACGTCATTGAGCGCTTCGCTTCACTGGATCTGCTCATTATCGACGAAGTGGGCGTTCAGTTCGGCAGCCCGACAGAAATGACCATCCTGCAGGAAATTATCAATGCCCGGTACGAAAGCATTTTGCCAACAATTCTGATCAGCAATCTCACATTCGACCAGCTGAAAGAGACTATTGGTGAGCGAATCGTGGACCGGGTTACCGATGGTGGCCGCAACCGTCTGGCATTTGGCTGGGGAAGTTTCCGTGCCATCGCGTCAGGAGTTGTAGCATGACTCCTGTCTGGAAAAATGAAGATCTGGAAGGTGCGGTGATCGGCGCAATTTTTCTGCGTGGTGCCGACCCTGAGGTACTGGATATTCTTTCCAGGGTGCCGGCCACCGCTTTCTCGGTACCGCAGTATCGGGAAATATATACTGGGATCTGCCGTCAGGCGCGTGGAGCTGGCGTTATTGACCCTGTACTGCTCTGCGAAAATATGCCAAAGCACAGCGCAATCATTATGGACTCGAGCCGTATCGCATGGGCGAAGTCGGCGCTTGTGTCCTACGTTTCCACGCTGGAGCGTAATGCAGCTGTTCGTGATGCCGAAGCTGTGATTGAAAGGGCGCTGGCTGATCTCCGGAGTGCTCACAATGGTGATGCGGCTTTATCAGCATTCAGGGCAGCACAGAACAGCATTGCCGCAATTTCTCTCGAAGAAAAGACCGTTCAGCCAGTTCATATCGACGACATTCTTCCTGCTGTAGTGGATCGGGTTGATGCACGCAACCGCGGGCTCGAAGAAGCCAGAAGTCTCATGACGGGTATTGAAGAGCTTGATGCAAAGACTGGCGGCATTGAACCAACAGACCTGGTGTTTATCGCTGCGCGGCCGTCGATGGGTAAAACTGAATTGGCGCTGGATATCATCGACAAAGTTTCTGAGCAGGGCCGTGGTGTGCTGTTCTTCAGCATGGAAATGCCAAATATCCAGATCGGAGAGCGAATGGTATCTGCTGCCGGCGGCATGTCTGTTTCACGCCTGAAAAAGGCTGCTGATTTTGAGGATGAGGACTGGGCCAGGCTGACAAACGGTGTAGAGCTCCTGACTGGTCGTAGCATCTGGATGGTTGATTCCACCGATCTGACAGTAGATCAGATTCAACAGATAGCTACCCGCCTGCAGCTGGCGCATCCTGAAATAGCGCTGGTGGTCGTTGATTATCTGGCACTTATCAAAATTGAAAGCACTGCACGATATGACCTTGCCGTCGGTGAGGTATCAAAAGGACTCAAACGTCTGGCTAAATCTAATAAAACGCCGGTGCTTGCCCTGAGCCAGCTTTCTCGTGGCGTTGAGTCGCGGCCCAATAAGCGACCGATGAACTCAGACCTCAAAAACTCGGGCGAGATTGAGGCAGATGCTGATCTGATCATGATGCTTTACCGCGACGAAGTTTATAACCCTGAGTCTCCAGCGAAAGGGATCGCGGAAATCAACGTGACCAAACAGCGCAACGGTGAACTGGGCACGATTTACCGTCGATTCTATAACGGGCACTTCCTGCCAATTGATCAGGAGTTAGCAAAGCAGCGTTCGGCGCCACAGCAGAAAACCCAGACCAGACGTTACTCAAAAGAAAGGCATTCCAGCAATGCAGACTATTAAAACAGCGGGGGCAAGCGCATGAAACTGGAAGCATCACTCAAACATTTTAGTCCTCAGGGAATGCACATCAACGATTGTATGGGAGTGAACGATAATGCGTGATATTCAGCTTGTACTGGAAAGATGGGGGGGATGGGCATCCAACGAAGGCTCTCAGGTTGACTGGTCACCGATTGGCGCGGGCTTTAAAGGTCTGTTGCCGCAGGAGGGAAAATCACGCCCTTCATGTTGTGACAACGACGGCATCATTGTTGATACAGCCGTAGGGATGCTGAGAAAGACTGGCAGGCATGATGAATTAGAGTTGGTGATGCTTCATTACATGTTCGGTGTATCTAAGTCTACCATCTCCAGATGGAAGCGGTGTTCGGAAGGTAAAATCAGGCAAAAGATGATGATAGCTGAAACTTTCATCGACGCTTGCATTATCATGTCCGGAGCCCGACTTGAAATGGACGACTGGACCCATCACAGCAACGTGAAAAAAGTCGCTTAAAATGCTTTTCGTTACGAGTTTTACTCGCTATTGTGTTAAGAGTGGTCACTTCGACACACAGCTTAATCATCGAAACCCTGCCAGCAATGGCGGGGTTTTCTCGCTTCTGGCATAGATAGTTCGTTTGGTAAGGATATTCAGGTAAGATAATTTGCATCGAGAGATGTAAGGACGGGGAAGTGGCAAATTTACCTTCGGATTACTTTTTGAGTGCTGACGATAAACTCGTAGACTTTCTGGAGAAGCAGGGAGAGGAGGTAATTCGTGAGATTCAAACCTCCAATAAAATCAACGTTGAAAATGGTTACAAGCTTTTGAGCATTCAGATTGTTGGTATTGGATCTTCTTTCCTTCTTCTTACACAAAAAACGAATTTTGATTTTCTGACAGCGGGTATAGCGACTTTTACCGTTCTATGGGCCTGGTGCGCTATTTACTTAGTTCACTCAGGCTTATCTGTAAAAATGAGAGGCTTGATTTATGCCCCACCTCAAGCTCTGTATACTCAGAATTATAAAAAAATTGAGAAAGACAGTTATCAAATGTTCTTTGATGCTGGATATGAGGGGGCAGAAAATCCCTTACCTCTAATTCGTCGATACCGGCTTGTTAATCTTAATGATACTGCCAATGAATTGCTTTTAGAGAATGAAAAAATTCGCAATTGCTTAGATAGGGCGAGAATGTTTACTATCCTCGCCCCGGTAGTGGCAATGCTTATTTCTGCTGTTTTTTTAAGTATTCTTTGACTGAATCGGCAGAATCTCCAACGAATACACGTTGTGTGGCAAAGTCAGCAGTACTTTGAGATGGTACTGGCTTTGGATCTGCTGGTTGCTGAGGTTTGCTTTCACCTTGGGGCTTGTTTTGTTGAGACATAATCATCCTTTTCTGAGTGGTTACTTTTGGCGATTTAACGATATCAGATAGGACATAAGGCAACCATAAAAACCATGAATATTGCGTGGTTAGTTTGACTTATGTATCATCTCGCTCCCGGCCCTTTAGCTCAGTTGGTTAGAGCGTGCGACTCATAATCGCCCGGTCGCTGGTTCAAGTCCAGCAAGGGCCACCAGACCGCCACTAGCTCATCGGGAAGAGCGGCAACTTAATGTTGTAGTACGAGGTTCGAGGCCCCGGTGGCGGACCAATGCCGACTTAGCTCAGTAGGTAGAGCAACTGACTTGTAATCAGTATGTCCTATCCTGTTTCTGGCACTACGGTAGTTGATGGTGGACTGACGGGGCCAGCATGTTTGGCTTCGCAACTGGGCTTTCACGAAGGTGAATTGCACCAGTAGTACCCCTGCAATATCGTCGAGTTCACCTGATTTATTCAATCCCGACATCTTATATGAAGGTCGCTGTGATACGGACCTGGCTTATGTCTTGTGTTGAGAATTTGTTGAGCCGCTTTAAGTTAACCTGCTTGCAATTAACTAGCAGGGTAATTGTGTTGTTAAAGACTCTCAAAATACTGGCTTTAGTGATCTGTTTTGTGGTTAGCTGTGCAATGTACTTTCATCTCTATGTAGTGATGAATAAGGATTGTATTGGGAATACCACAGAAGAGGTGACCTATGGGCGTCTGGATGGTTGCCCTGATACTGATTGCCAGCCTTATAGCTGGAGTTGTTATTTACATTGATGTTATCTCGGATTTCATTGTCGATGCCAATTTCCTTCATCTCCCATAGATGTTTTTGCGTGAGCGCTGCTTTTCGCAAAATTGCTGTGTGAAAATACTGACCCTTGGGTTCAGCGCTCATCCAAAAGCATCTCGTCGAAATCCAACTAACCGGGGTGGTTTGTTGGATGAGGTGCCTCAAATTCATTCAGTTTAGCGATTCTGGTGCTTGATACCTGGCTTGGAAGGCCATCCCTGGATATGTAGTGGCTTTGGCATGAGTAAGAGAAATTAAAATGAGAAAAAAGACGAGGGACTTTACAGGCGACATCACATCCCTCGACAAAAGATTCCCTTCTACTTCTTGATTAGACGAGAACGGGGTAGTGAATTTAGGATACTAGCAACTTAAAAATCAACGGAAAATTTAAAATTTACTTTAAGTCGCTGAAAATGAATAGTCTATTCGCTCCCCGTTTAATTTGACCTAACTGTTAAATGGTTAGTACAGTGTGTTTGTGGTGAATCCTTTCTATGCGAAAGGGCGTTCCAGTCAACTGCTATCTGCAGGTATGCGCGCGGCTTTGCTGACTGGAGTAGAGTCACCGGGAGGCACCCGGCGCCATGACAAAAAAAAATAAAAGATTCAAATTCCTTGAGAGCCTGCCATAAAAAGCAGGCCTTTTTTTATGGTTTTGCAAACTGCTGCTACGCTTTGAGTTGTGGGAAGTAACTGAATGCCCGATGGTTCTCCTGGACCGATAGTGAATCAGCCGATACAGCTTCACTTCTGAGCATAGGTCTTACTCACACCTACCTTACAAATAGTCAACTCATTAGCCCGCCATCAAAAGCGGGCTTTTTTATTTCAGGCTCCGGGAACCATCCTCGACATGCCTTCTTGTTAAATCGTCCCGAGGGCCTGACCCATTACACACAGCTCCCGCCAATACGCGAGGAGAAAGAGATGATCCGATATATGCCTGACAAAATCGCATCCGCAGTCTCGTATTGCGTGTCTGGCAGTCTTATTTGTGGAGGCGGCATTTTGCAATGGTTGCACGACCTCGACTGGAACAAGGTTGCAGTGATTGGCGGTTTTCTTATCGGTATAGCCACTTACCTTACCAACCTCTACTTCAAAAGACGCCAGACCAAGGCATACGAGAAGGCCCTCAAGAAGGGCTACATCACCGCTCCACCACAGGATAATTAACATGGCATCGACAAGAGCAAAACTCAGCGCCGCCATGCTATCCCTGATCGCCGCTGGAGCATCAGCGCCTGTACTGTTCGACCAGTTCATCAGTGAGAAAGAAGGCAACGCTCTTGTGGCCGTCATGGATCCTGGTGGCGTCTGGTCGCTCTGCCATGGCGTGACAGTTATTGACGGCAAGCGTGTCGTGAAGGGCATGACCGCCACCGAGGCGCAATGCAAAAAAGTGAACGCCATTGAGCGCGACAAAGCACTTGCCTGGGTCGACAGGAACATCAAGGTTCCATTGACAGCGCCGCAAAAGGTAGGAATTGCATCGTTCTGCCCCTACAACATCGGCCCCGGAAAATGCTATCCATCCACCTTTTACCAGCGAATCAACGCCGGTGACCGTATAGGGGCCTGTGAGGCTATCCGCTGGTGGATTAAAGACGGTGGGCGTGACTGCCGACTGACCAAAGGCGAGAAGAATGGTTGTTACGGTCAGGTTGAACGCCGCGACCAGGAAAGCGCTCTGGCATGCTGGGGGATAGACCAGTGAGTCGATTAACAGCAATCATCTGTGCTGTCGTTATCTGCCTGCTGGTTTCCATGACCTGTGCGATTAACTACTTCCGCGACAACGCCATCACCTATAAAGACCAGCGCGATAAAGTCACTGAAAAACTCAGTCTGGCGAACGGCACCATCAAAGACATGCAGACCCGCGAGCGAGATGTCGCTGCACTGGATGCCAAATACACTCAGGAACTCGCCGATGCAAAAGCTGAAAATGATGATCTGCAGCGCAAGCTTAATAATGGCAGCCGGGTGCTCGTCAAGGGCCGCTGTCCAGTGCCAGCCACAACCAAAACCACCGGCCCCCCCGGCATGGGCCATGATGCCACCATCGAACTCTCTGACGTTGCTGGACGAAACGTTCTCGGTATCCGATCCGGTATCAAGCAAGACCAGACAGCCCTGAGAGCCTTGCAGGACTACATCAAAACACAGTGTTTGAAATAAATATCCCATTGCGGGGATAGCCGGGAAAATCCCCGACAGCGGATAGCGCAGTAGTTGCCGTTATGGCGGTGTCAGACATGAAACACTGTTGCCTTTGCCATCGTGATTTGTGGGTGTATTGTTTAATTTCCGATTAACTACAGGAAGAGAACAATGATTTTTCACGATATTAAAACGCTCTACATAACCAGCGAGAAAAGTAGCCGTATGGTGAAGTACGAGCTCATTCGAAGCGAGGGTGATGATTACTTGGTTAAGGTTTTTGATGAACAAACTAAAGGAATAGCTGACCCAAAAGTTATCATCCAGGTAGATGAGTTCTCGATTACTTACGAAAGCTACCGAGCAGAACATAAACCAGCAGGATTTCAGCGAGCAATCACGTATGAGATGCCTCCTTCCTTTGAAGGATACGTTTATACGCAGTTGCAGCAGCATCGAAAAAAGCTTGATTGATTCCAGCCGCCTCCGGGCGGTTTTTTATTGCCATTACAATGGGCAGACCCACTGTCAAGGCAATATTCTCATGATGCCAATGGAACTCCAGTTATCTTATATTGGATAACGCCCAGAGCGAACTTAACCAGAGTGTATCTGGTAGGGGTGCGTAGCATAACAAAGCGTGGCAGGCGAACTGCCAGAAGGAAACTAGAGCCTCGCAATATCGGGGCTTTTTGTTGAAGGGTTCTGGAGCATAGGATTGATAGAAAATTTGCTGAGGGAAGATTGAACCACTTCATACTTTAAGGATATATCCTGCCTGATGGGCAGTTAAATTATTACCATCACCAGTGCTGCAAAACGCAGCGATTCTCTGGGGATATTAGAATGGCTTTGTATTACGTGAATACCAACAAGCAGGCCAATGGTGACAATGAAGTTCATGTTTCTGGTTGTACTTATTTGCCATCAGAATTGAACAGGAGATATCTTGGTAGCTATGACTACTGTTCTCCTGCTGTGACGGAGGCTAAACGTCTTGGTTACAATGCAAATGGATGTTATTTCTGCTGTAAGCCTTGTCACACAACCTAACTAAACCAAATCCCAAACCTATCGAAGGTCGCCAATGGCGGCCTTTTTTATTACCAGAAGAAGGAGAAGAAGCATGTTAACAGTAAAGGTAATGTCGCCTGGTGGCGACGAAGAGATTCACGACGGTTTGAGCGTAGGGTTCAATCCAAAACAGCAAAGCATTGCAGTATCTGGTATGGAACAGAATATCTTCCTGGATTGGCCCCTATATTTCCATACACTTTTTATCACTTAACCCATGACTGGTTCGTCGCCGCAGATATTCCCGTGGCGAACGATACCCCAGTGCACTATGCGGATGCCATTCGTTGTAATGTTCGAAGGCCTCCGCAAGGTTCTTTACCGCTGTTAACCCGTCGGGTTTCGGCATGATGCTGATGTAATCGCGCTTCATCGTTTTCACGAAGCTCTCTGCCATCCCGTTGCTTTCCGGGCTACGTACCGCCGTATGTTTAGGCTCCAGTCCTACCATTCTGGCGAACTGACGCGTCTGATAAGAACGGTAGGCTGAACCGTTGTCTGTCAGCCACTCAACTGGGGA